TACGTAGGCAGATGTGCTTGCTCTTCTTGTTTTGCTCCCGTAGCTCAGTTGGATAGAGCAACTGCCTTCTAAGCAGTAGGCCATAGGTTCGAATCCTATCGGGAGTACAATTCACAACCAAACACACATTAAACATGATGGAATTTGCATTTTATTTTCTATGCGGGATATTGATATTCGCAATAACCTGCATAGCTCTACTTATCCTAACAGACATGGTTATGGAAAAGTGGAAAGACGTTAGTTATAGAATCTCTGAAATAAAGAAAGACAATGCCAGAAAAAGGAACAACTAAAAAGTTGAGCCCTTTTGTTTACCCTGGGATTAGGAACAGAGATAGACTAAGGGCTCTTAACGCATTTACATGTCTGTCTGTGGATCTGTCTGACTATTTAGATGTTTGTGCTTTTGCATTTGACATTGATAGAGATAGTATGCTTGGGAGAGACAGGCATCATGAATGCGTACTTGCACGGCATGCATTCTCAAAGATAGTCAGAGACAGGACTACATTGACATTGGATGCGATTGGGAAGTATATCAATAGAGATCACTCTACAATCAAACACAGCTATAAACAAGCTGAGAATTTGCTTGAGACATACCCGTATTTCAAGGACAGGTACAAAACATGTATCGGTCTTTTGAATAAGCTAGAAGTGGTTAAAGAGGCAGACAGTCTGCAGTCTTTAGCTGATAGATTAAAACTAATTAACAAGGAAAATGATAGTAGCAAACAAAATGAAGAAAATATATGAGGTAAAGAATCAACAACAACGCAAGGCCCTAAATGCATGGGCAAAAGATGGTTTTAATGGGAGCATCATCGCAGGCACAGGCTTTGGAAAGTCTCGCTGTGGGGTATTGGCAGTTAGTAAACTGCTCAAGCCTGGAGACAAAGCCCTAGTTCTTGTCCCTACTACTCAGTTGCAAGATCAATTTGCAGAAGAGTTTAAAAAGTGGGATGCGGATGTTGCTCTGTTACAGACAGATATTATGTGTTATCAATCAGCCTACAAGCTAGAAGGAGAGCACTACAATATTGTTGTGTGTGACGAGGTACACTTAGGCATAAGCCCGCAGTATCGTAAGTTCTTTGAGAACAATACGTACGACAGGTTATTATGCATGACAGCTACGGTCCCTGAAGATGATGAATACCGTAACTATCTTATGAAGCTTGCCCCTATTCGCTTTCACATCTCTCTTGATGAGTGTGTAGAGCTAGGGCTGGTGAGCCCATACGAGATAGTTTGTATCCCGGTTGAACTCAACGATGAGGACCAAGCAGCATACAAGAAAGCACAGAACAAATTCTTGCAAGCCAAGTATCGTATTGGGGACTTCGATGCATTTACTGCAGCTAAGCTTATCTTAGCAAAGAAGATTCCTGGTGATGCTGGTGCTGCAAAAATGTTCTTTAATGCAATATCAGAGCGTACAAAAGTGGTGCAGCATTCTACAGCCAAGATTGACAAGGCTAAGGAGCTTGTAACACAACATACTGATGATAAAATTCTTGTATTTTCTGGGACTAATAGGTTTACTGATACAATGGCTGATTCTCTTTCGGCACTTGCGTACCATTCGGCTCATACAAAAAAGAGAAGAGCAGAGGTACTTGAATCGTTTAGAGATGGATCCAATCGTATCCTTTGCAGTACAAAGGCACTTAACCAAGGCTTTGATGTACCTGACGCTAGTGTCGGTATTATTGCTGGCTTGGTTAGTAAGTCCTTACCTATGATTCAGAGGGTTGGTAGACTCCTTCGACTCAGTACCCCAGATAAGATCGGGAAGATCTACATAGTCTACGTTCACAACTCTCAAGAAGAGAAGTGGTTAAAACAAGCAGTTAAATCCTTAAACAATGTAAAATGGTTAACAATCTAACATTACAGAAGGTAACGAAGCTACCTAACGTCAAGTATATTGACAACAATCGCTTCAAGCTCGAGCAAAAGCACATTGATAAGCTTGCAGAGAGCATTTCTAAGTTCGGGTCTAATATTAGCCCTGTATTGCTTACAAAAGACAACTACATCCTTGATGGTCAGAATAGGGTAAAAGCCTATGAGAAGACTATTGAGAATGGGGAATCTAACTCTCTGTACGTAGTTACGTTTGATGTAAACTACAAAGGCAATGAAGACTATTTCAAAGACATGCTTTCTGAGGTAAACAACAAAGTCGAGAAGTGGAAAGCTCATGACTGGTTGGCTCATCACATTGATAATGAGAATTACAAGAAGCTACATGATTTGTGGAAGAAATATCCTGACCACACCTTGACTGCTTTGCGCAGTATCAGCACTAAGAACACTGATACTGGGGGAACTATCTCAGATGCTTTTAAGGGAGGTACTTACGTTTACGATTTGAGTGAAACAAAGCAGGTTATTCTAGATAAGGTAACAGACTTTATTAAGCAAGATTACCCTATCCCTGCAAAAGTGTGGAAACAAGGTGCGGTTCTTAAAGCTCTTTCTGTTCTTAGTAGCGATCCTGCATTTGATGTTGATCGTATGTTTGATCAAATAAACAAGAACTTAGGTACATTTCAAGTGCAATCTGGTCAAGCTAACTGGTGTGGGTATTTCAAAAGCCTGCATAACAAAGGCTTGAAGGATAGTAGTAAGAAAATAAAGAAGAGCTTTATAGGTTCTTACTGATATACAACTATTTATTATGGTCGTAGAGATTTGTACAAAAAGTCTCAAGGATTTTGGGATAACTGCTGACGAATACTTATATTTGTCTCTCTTGCAAAGTGGTTCCCACGATGTCATAGACGATCTAAAGTTAGTTGTTAGGCTTGAAGTAATGCAAACCAAAGGCCTGGTTAAGCTGGGGGAGAGCACTGATCAACATGTTGTTAGAGCGAAGTTTAGTTCACCAAATGCTACTCCGTTCGATCAAATGTGGTCAGAGCTTCTCTCCCACTTTCCTCTTAAGGTATATGCAAATGGGGGTGTACGCCCCCTACGTGCCAAAGACCCTAATGCCTCAACAAACAAGAAGGCTCGCAAACAGTACGAGAAGTACATTAATGGAAGCGTAGTCAAACATAAGGAGGTGATTAGATGCTTGGGTGTAGAGCTAGACCAAAGGAAGAAAGCAAATAACTTAGGCTATATGCAGATGCTGAGTACATGGATTAATCAGCATACCTGGGAGCGCTATCAAGACCTAACAGACACTTCAGACAATGAGCGACGCATCACAAGGGAACTATAGTCTCCCAAAACTTTATCATATCTCAAAGACAGTAGAGAAATCTATACGAGATGTCCATGATGGTATGGTGGGGAAGAGACGTGTGTACCCTACGTCGTGGCCTAGACTTAACAGAAATCTTATGGGGGGCTTGCAGCCTGGTAAGATGTATGTTATTGCAGGTCGACCTGGGGTAGGTAAATCAGCATTTTCTAATCAATTAATATTTGACATACTCGATGTAAACAAAGAAACAAACAACGATTTAATCGTTATCTACTGGAGCTTTGAGATGCCTGGTGAGCAGCAAATATTACGTGCTGGCTCAAAGGACACTAAGCTTCAGACATTCGATCTGCTTTCTGTAGAGAGTACTCTATCAGAGGAAGCATTCGATAAGTACAAGCAAGCTGTACAGAAGTACAAGGATTATCCTATGTATTTCTGTAGTATCCCCCAAGACATGAACATAATCAAGAAAGTTAACGAGGAGATGTTCTTACGACATCCTTCGAAGACTGTCATCAATTTGATTGACCACTCACGATTAGTTCTTGGGAAGGAGGATACAGAACTGCAGAAACTAAACACAGTTTCTAAGTCCTGCATGTGGATGCAGGCAAAGATGCAATCCATAACAATTCTACTTTCACAACTGAATCGTAACATCGAACAGGAGTACAGAGCCAAACAGCAATACCAACCTTTGCTAACCGACCTCTTCGGAGGTGATTCTATTGGTCAGGACTCTCATGTAGTTATGATGTTACAGCGTCCCTACGACTTGTATGGGATTACTGATTCGTACTGCGGACAAGACCCTGTTGGGTTACTAGCTTGTCACGTGGAGAAGAATCGTGATGGTTTGTTGGGAATGATCCCATTTCAAACAGATTTATCAACATTCACAATTAATGAGCGAAGTAAAGATTAGCCTTCCCACTAGTAAAATTAAGGCTAGTAGGAAGTCCCCCAAGAACTTCGTTCTCTATGGTCAACCCAAGGTAGGCAAGACATCAGCTCTTGCCCAGTTAGACAACTGCCTTATCATTGACCTGGAGGACGGAACTGATATGATTGATGCTCTCAAGATCAAAGCTAAGAACCTAACGGAACTGGCTAAGATTGGGAAGGAGATTATCAATCAAGGTAAACCTTATAAATACATTGCAATTGACACAGTTACGCAACTCGAAGTCTGGTGCGAACCGGAGGCAAAGCGGCTCTACCAGAACACGCCCATGGGTAAAAACTTTGATAAAGAGAATGCCGGACTATCTGTTCTCACTCTACCTAATGGCGCTGGCTACATGTATCTGCGCATGGCTTTCAAAAAATGGATTGAGCGGCTTAACACTCTTGCTGATCATGTTATTCTTGTTGGTCATCTTAAGGAGGCTAAGATAGAGAAGAAAGGCAAAGAGGTAGCTTACAAAGACCTTGACTTGACCGGAAAGATTCGTAACATCACATGTGCTAATGCAGATGCAATCGGTTATGTGTTTCGTGAGAACGATACTACAATGATTAGTTTCGACTCTCTTGGTGACATACAAGCCGGTTCACGGTGTGACCACCTTAAAGGTCAAACGTTCCCTCTTGAATGGGACAAAATATTCATCGACTAACTTTAAACCCAAACACTATGATTGAAGCAAATCAACAAACGGAGCCTACCGTAGAAAAGCAAACCACTCCTGAAGGAGAGCAGAAAACCCTCACACTTTCTGGTATTATCGCAGACCTTGATAACGGTCTCGGTCGTCCACAAATCAAAGAGAAGTATGAGCTTACTGGGATGGAGATCAAGCAATTGTTCCAACACCCTATGCTCAAGAACCGTCGCCCAAAGAGAGCACTGACTAAGATCAGCTTTACTCTCGTGGATGACGTAACTCCCAAGCAAGAGGCTCCTCAAGAGAACCCAAACCAATTGCGTGTTGATACTGAAGCACAGCGTGTGGAAGACAACACTGCAGAAAACGATTCATTTGACACCTTTGAACTTATTAACTAATGGCTATTAACGCAAACAACTCCAACGAAGAAGTAGCAGGTGGTGGTGGAGTACCACTGTATGTAGGTATCGCACCTATGCAAATCATGGCTGTGAATCCATCACAGTCTGAGCTAAGTGACCTAGGAATCAACTTACGAGCAGAACCACAGTACACTGATGTGTCTATTGGGGGTGATACATACAACAAGATTACATTCTGGTTGAAGTGCATCGAGCCTTCGTTTACTACACGCTTTGACATTCTTGTAAAGCCAGAACACCGTGTTGCTA